ACGATATTTTAGAAACAATCGCTACAGTAAATACAAACGCACAAGATTTATACACACCAGCATATAATATTGTTGGATATGATAACTCATCTTATGGTTTAAACGTTGACCGATTTGGTTCAGCACGAGTTACTTTCCAAGACGGTCCTCCTGAAGTAACATCTTTTGGTAATCTGCGTAGTTCCGCACCAAGACTACTAGCAAATTATGATTTTACTCATAGTGCACTAAGACCTCAATTTGCAAATTCTCGTGAAGGCGATGGTGTTTTGTTAGAATGGCAAGAAGATGATGGTCAAGTTCGTTTGTATTGCCCAGATGTTACAAATACTCGTGTAACACACACATCAAATCTATTCCATGCACACACAATTGGTGGTGGTAATTTATTCGTTCTGGGTGCTCGTCTAGGGGATGCTGGTAAAGCAAATGTTGTTCGTCTTTGGGGCGCATTTGATGCTACTGATGGTTATTTCTTTCAAATGAATGGAACGACTCTGAGAGTTGTTCATAGATATACACTAGAAGGTAATCCAACAGTGAACCACGGCGTTGACCAATCTGACTGGAATTTAGATACATTAGATGGTACCGGTGGTGAATCTAATCCATCTGGTATGAATCTAGATGTTACCAAATCTAATATCTACTGGATTGATTATCAGTTCGTTGCTGGTGGCAGAACACGATATGGTGTTTATTATAAAGGGCAAAGAATTGCTTGTCATGAAATTGATAGTGAAAATGGTAGTGGAAATATTTCAAACACAAATGGATTGAGAAATCCAAACAGACCAATGTGTTGGGCACAAGCAACACAAGGAACTAATCCTGGTAGCGTATCTGAATTTTGGGCATTAGGTGGTTCAGTTTGGTCAGAGGCTGAATCAGATCCATTGGTTACAGCGCAACAGTATTCTGAACAAGTTACAAGAAAAGTTTGGGCAGAACCTCAAAAACAACCATTCTGGAAAACTTACTATAGTAATGGAACTACTCCAGCCATTGCAGCTGCAAATAGTGCATTTTCCAGTCAAACATCGACACAATACTTATTTTCAATTTCTCCAAAACAATTATATACAGGATCAACGAGAGAAAACCACAGCGTCTATCAACCATTAACATTTTATGTTAGTAGTTATGATGTGACAACTGGTTCAGCTCGACCAGTTGAATTAAGAGTTTTTGCAAAATGTATAATGCGTGGTGTCGATTGGAGTTCTGGTGGAGTAAGTGCGCCAACAGTAGATGTTGATGATTCTGGAGACCATCTTGCACATGGTCCAGAGATTGCTCGTTTTATTGTGGATGGTGACAAAGAAATCTCATTCAGTTCTTCTACTAATGCATATCAGTATAATACGGTTCGTAACTTATCTGACCAACCCTTTTCTCGCGATTTTCAATCGATTGCAGAACTTGACACAGATGCGGATAAGTATACATTGGGTTATGATAGAGTAAAAATAAAAATTGGAGCTCATCCATTATTTGGTAGTAGTATTCATTATTTTGATGACAGACAACCAGTTGTAATTAGTAATGGTACCGGTGGTTTTAATTTTGCTGGAATCTTTGCTGGTAGTAATACATTGAAAACATCAGCACCAAGCGGTTACGCTTCTGTAGATTATATCACTTCAGGAAATGAAACACTGTGGTATTATCTATCACTTATTGATAGAGATGAAGCATGGTTATATAGTTCACAAGCAGATATTGACGATGATCGTACAATTCGTAAACTTACTGTTTCCGCAGTTGGTACTACTGCTTTAGGTGATACACTTACAATGACAAGTGGTTCTCAAAATGGTGCTACCGGTATTGTGGCAAAAATTGTTGGAACAACAGAAATATGGATTATAGCAAGAGATGAAGGTGGTCCTGGTAGTTCTTCTATTGATGTAGGCACTACTGGAAACTTTGATACAACAACAGGTGGTGCAGGTGTTGGTAACGTTTCTGTTGTTGCTTTAGATACTGGAGTTACAAGAGACTATTGGACATCGTTGTTAGCTCTTAAATCTTCAGACCTTGGATTTACTGTTGATGAAATTCTTACAAGTCCAAATCTAGCATTATATGGAAATCCACCTCCAAGACAAGCATGGACATTTATGGCAAGAAATCTTACAAATACCGTTCCTGATGATGATGGTGATGCTGGACCTGCTCTGAATAACGTTAATGTTCGTACTACTGTGGTTTGGAGAGAAAGAACACAGTAAGATGCCTAATCTACTCTTCAATTATAATAACTGGCAATTTTGGGAAAACTATGCGCCACCATTATATTTTGGTCAACAGAAAGTAACTTTTTGGGGTGAAGAAAAGTTAATTCTTGTAAATGAAGGGGTGACTGAATTAAATTTTGAGGTTGATGTTTATTCTGCATGGAAAGAATGGGTACAAGATCCAAATCAAACTAATGCTAAATGGCCAGAAGCAATATCAGGAGTTGGTGGTGACCCTCTTCCTGGCGATAGAACTCTTGGTACTACGTTCTTCCTAGAAAATGGTTGGCGGATGAGACCCTGGGAAGGCGACCATACTATTACCGTTACGGGAAACATCTTCACTCGTGAAGGTAGTCCTATTTTTGTTTCACCTGTAGATAAGTGGGCAATCACGATTAACTTAAATACGTCTACCTTGGTTGAAACCGCTGCTATTGCTCTTGGTCCTGCTGCTATTGATCAAATCGTAAACAGTGTATGGTCGGAAGAATTGTCAGGCACAGCAGCATCTTCAAGGCTAATTAATGTACCACAAGATGTTTGGCAATATATTATTGATACAAGTAGAAATCAATCCGCTGGTGATAAACTCAAAAAGATTGCAACAAAAACTCAAGATATCGCTTTTTCGTAAGAATTTAATTTTATAAATAATAGAAATAAATATTGGAGGATATATTATGTCAGATACTGATACAATTAGAGATGCTATTACTAATCTACAGAATGGTGAATCACACTCTTTCAAAGATGCGATTAATTCTGTATTAATGAATAAAGCAATGGATGCTATTGAAGTTCAAAAAATTGGTGCAGGTCAATCTGTTTTTGCCGAACCAGAGATTGAAGTTACTCCAGAAGAAGATTTTGATTTAGAACCAGAGGAAGTAGCCGATGAAGAGGTTTAAAAACTTAGTTGAGTCTGTTGGCTCTCCTGCTAGCGACCAGAAACAAAAGAAAGACGATGAGAAAGAAGTGAAGGGGTATAAACCTCGTTCAAAAGGCGAAGAAGATTTCGCTAATTCTCATACAGTCGATAAGAAAGAACATCCCGTTGCTGAACCACATCAACACACTGGCGACCGCAAAGGTCCAAAGAGTGACTCTGGCGAAGACCATGACGGTCATGAAAAAGCAGGGCAGAAAGTCGATAAGACATACGCTAAGTTTATGAAGATGGGTGGTTATGGTGGTTCATCTAAACGTGCTGCTGATAAGTCTGATGGCGACACTAAAATGCCAAAGATTAAAGAAGAAGTTGAGTTTGTTGATGAAGCGTTCAAAAAAGGTTCATTAAAACTCAAGTCTGGTGAAACAGTAAAAGTAAATGAATCAGATGCTCGTGCATTGAATGATGCTTTCGATCAACTAAATCCTTCTAATAAAAAACGAATGGAAGCCGAAGCAATGAAAGACAAGCAGTCTTTTGAAGCGATGGTAAAATTCGCTAAGAGTGTTTGAGGGGTAAATCATGGCACAAGTAATCACAGTCAATCAAAATAAAGGCAGTAGAGGAACAGGTGTTGTCGTCGTTCGTTCAGATGCAACAGGGTTTCTAAGTTCAAACGGTGTTGTTGGAGTAAGTAAAGCAAACACAGCTGGTGAAACAATCAGTACAATGCATATCGCTGAAGTAGCCTGGAACTGTGTGTCTGGTGCTACTTGGACATTATCTCGTGGTAATGGTGTTGGCGCAAATACTGTTTGGGTCACACATGGTCTTAGTGGTTATCACGATTTCCAAGCAAACCAAATGCGTCTTGAAGCGCCAAACACATCTGCTTCTGCTAATGTAGTATTTACTCTTGCTGGTGGCGCGGGTAATATCATTCTTAAAATGCATAAGAATTCTGGAGAATAATCGATGAAACTTATCACCGAAATGGTAGAATCTGATGTAGAATTTGTCACCGAAGCAAAAGAAGACGGTGGTAAGAATTATTTCATTGAAGGTATTTTCATGCAGGGTAACGTCAAGAACCGTAATGGTCGGATGTATCCTATGGAAACATTAGAAAAAGAAGTCAATCGTTATAATAAAGAATACGTTGAACAGAACCGTGCATATGGTGAGTTAGGTCATCCCCAAGGTCCCACGATTAATCTTGAGCGTGTATCACACATGATTAAAGAATTAAATCGTAATGGTGATAATATTATGGGTAAAGCTAAGATTATGACCGAAACTCCATATGGTAAGATCGTTAAAAATCTTATGGATGAAGGTGCTAAACTTGGTGTATCTTCCCGTGGCATGGGCACACTCAAAAAAGATAAGAAGGGTGTCAATTTAGTTCAATCAGATTTTCAGTTAGCAACTGCTGCCGATATTGTGGCAGATCCATCTGCTCCTAATGCTTTCGTTGAGGGTGTGATGGAAGGTGTGGACTGGATTCAAGATATTAATGGAAATTGGGTTTCTCAGTATATCGAAGAAACTCAAAAAGAGATTCGAAAAGTTTCAAAAACTGAACTTGAAGAAGCAAAGGTAAATGCTTTCTTGAAGTTCTTGAAACAACTCTAAAAGATTATGATTTTATAAATAATAATAGAAACTGAATGTTTTTTAATAAGGAGAAAAACAGATGTCCGAACAAGACTTAGAAGTAATGGAGGACGTTGATGTCATTGAGACTCCTGAAGATGAGGATCTTTTAGAGTTCAAGGCTTCAATGGGTGATCCTTCTGAAGTTCCAGAGCCTGTTGCAAAATCTGGCAAAGGTGCAGTTACTAAAGGTGCCAAAGCTGGTCATGATGTAGAAGACAGTGCTACAACTGCTGTTAAACGCAAGCAACCAAAACCAGCAGAAATGAAAACAAAAGCTGGTATGATCAATGCAATGTATGGCGAGATGGCTAAGATGAAAAAAACTGATCTTCAAGCTATGTACAAAAAGATGCATGGTGAAGAAGTTGAGTTTGATGATGAAGTCATCGAAGAAGATGCCATCGAGTACAAACCACTTGCTAAAATTTCTGCAGAAGACATTGATCTTTCAGAAGATATGACAGCAATGTTCAAGGGTGCCGATCTAACTGAAGAAGCACAAGAAAAGATTCAAACAGTTTTTGAAGCTGCAGTTGTTTCAAAAGTTAACGAAATTGTCGAGAAATTTGCTATCGAAAGCGAATCTGATCTAGAAGTTACTTCTACACAATTAACAGAAGAACTTACAGAAAAGGTTGATGAGTATCTCGATTACGTTGTTCAAGAATGGGTCCAAGAAAACAAACTCGCCATCGAAAACGGTGTTAAAGCCGATATGGTTGAGTCCTTCCTCAAAGGTATGAAGGGTCTATTCGAAGAGCACTATGTTGACATCCCAGAAGAAAAAGTTGACGTAGTTGAAGAACTAATCGCCAAAGTTGACGAACTTGAAGGTAAACTCAATGAAGAGACTGACAAGAACGTTGAACTACTCGGCAAAGTTAAAGATTTTGAAAAAGAAACTGTCTTCGCAGAAAAGACAGGCGATCTTTCAGATACACAAGTTGAAAAACTTCGTGGCCTTGCTGAAGGCATCGACTTCGTTTCCGAAGAAGACTTTTCAAAGAAAATTGATATGTTAAAGTCGCAATATTTTGATATTGATGAAGAAACCGTTTCGGTTGTTGTCGATGATGAGAACGATCCTATTTCTCTTGAAGAAGAGGTTTCGGGTCCAACAGGTGCTATGGCAGTATACATGAATGCCATTTCAAAGTCTGCTAAAAAGTAACATTATTATAAATAATATGAAGGCTGATATTTTACAGTAAGGAGAAAACTCAAATGTTTCTATCTGAAGAACTAAACAAGAAGTGGCAGCCAGTCCTTGAGCATCCAGACCTAGAAGGTATTAAGGATCCTCATCGTCGTGCCGTCACAGCAACTCTACTAGAAAACCAAGAGAAGGCTTCACGTGAAGCTGCTTACGGTTCTGGTGGTTATCAAGCGCCAAGCCTACTCGGCGAAGCTGCTCCAACAAACGCATTTGGCGCTTCTGACTCACAGGGTACAGGTCCAATCGAAATCTTCGATCCAGTCCTTATCTCTCTCGTCCGTCGTTCCATGCCAAACCTAATCGCTTATGATGTTGCCGGCGTCCAGCCAATGACTGGTCCAACTGGTCTCATCTTTGCGATGCGTCCTCAGTACGCTACACAGGGTGGCGACGAAGCTCTATACAACGAAGCAGTATCCAGCTTCTCAGCAACTGCTAACAACTCTGTTGGTGGTGTTGCTTCAACTGGTGTTGATTCTGCTGGTGTACCAACAGCTGGTGCTGATCCAACTGCTCGTGCTTCTGGTTCTGGTTATACAGTTTCCCAGGGTATGTCAACAAGCACTGCTGAAGCTCTTGGTGATACCGATAACAACAGCTTCTCAGAAATGGCTTTCTCAATCGAGAAGGTTTCTGTTACTGCTAAGTCACGTGCACTCAAAGCTGAGTACACAATGGAACTAGCACAAGACCTTAAAGCAATCCATGGTCTTGACGCTGAAACAGAACTCAGCAATATTCTCTCCGCTGAGATTCTTGCTGAAATCAACCGCGAAGTTGTTCGTACAATCAACTACACTGCTACCGCTGGTGCAACAGAAAACACTGCTGTTTCCGGTACCTTCGACCTAGACGTTGACGCCAACGGTCGTTGGAGTGTTGAACGCTTCAAGGGTCTAATCTTCCAACTAGAGCGTGAAGCAAACGCCATTGCCAAAGCAACTCGTCGCGGCAAGGGTAACGTTCTAATCACTTCCTCTGATGTTGCTTCCGCACTTCAGATGGCTGGTGTTCTAGATTACACACCTGCTCTCAGCAACAACCTAAACGTTGACGATACAGGCAACACCTTCGCTGGTGTCATGAATGGTCGCATCAAGGTTTATGTTGATCCATACTTCGCCAGTGGTTCTGGTTCACAGTATGCCACAATGGGTTATAAGGGTTCAAGCGCATTTGACGCCGGTCTCTTCTATTGCCCATACGTTCCACTACAGATGGTTCGTGCAGTTGGTGAGAATACCTTCCAACCCAAAATCGGATTTAAGACGCGTTATGGGATGGTTGCTAACCCATTCGCTACAACTGCTGCAGACGGTGCGATTGCTTTCGCTAAGAAAAATATATATTATCGTCTAATCAAAATCGACAACTTAATGTAAGAATAACAATAAAGTTGTTAGACTTAGAGGGGAGCTTCGGCTCCCCTCTTTTTTTGTTCTCTGCGTAATGCTGCCTGACGAAGTTTTTCACGCACTTCAGGTCTCTTGGCAGGATTATCTGTCAGCATTCTTTGACGACATTTATCTTTAAATTCATCAGATAATGTATAACCACCACTATTATGATTAGTCTGGTTTAACGCAGCTTGTCGACATATTTCTTTAGTTTCATATGAATGTTTATGTCCAACACGGTGTTGATTTCCCATTTTCGATTTGCTCATTTTTTCACGAGTTTTTTTTGTTGGGTTCTTCTTACTTTTACTAATTTTTTGTTTGTGTTCTTCGGAAAGTTTTTTACCCAAGTTAGCCAACCGTCTTGCTTCTTGTTGTGCTTCATAGTTATCAATTTGACCACTCAGCATCTGCCAAGCAATCTTATCCTGCCATCGACCATACATCTTCCATAATGCACGGTGAGCAATTGCATGGTCAAGAATAGTAAGTTCTACGAGATTTTCTGGTTCATCTGTTCCACCTGCATGACGTGGAACTATATGATGTTTGTGTAAATAAATATCCATAGCTGAGGATACTCCCTGTTTTTATTCCTTAGAGTCGGTAGAGACGCCACATCTCGTGACCGACACTTTTATTTATAATAACAGACAGTTTTTTTGATTTTTTTTGGCGAAGATTAGTCGTTTTTAGAAATACTCTTATAAATGTCTTTGTAGTGGTTTGATGACTAATCTTATCAGTCATTACATGAAGTTTTATAAATAATGTTATGGGAATATGGATACGTAAACACATAGTCACCGTTGATGTATTATATTACATGCCAGATTATTCTGACATCATTCAGGAGTTCGTTTGGCAGACGAAAGATATTACGCCTGAGTTGCCAAAGGTTCATAACTTTTTAAATTATTGGAAAAATAATATTGAAGCAGTAATCAAAGAAGTTAATGTAAGTTATGGCGAGAAGAATGATTATAGATTTGCAGATTTGATAAAGGATACGACATGGCATTGATTCCAAAAACTGGTGTGAATATTTTAGAAGAGTCACCTCTTACACAGAATATCAATTTCTTATCACCATTAGGATTTCGATTTCAGTTAAATCGTGCTCCTAATGTAGAATACTTTTGTCAGTCTGCTACACTGCCAACTATCTCTGTTCAAGAGATTTTACAACCAAATCCATTAGCACAGATTCCACGACCAGGCGATAGAATCACATACGAACCATTTATGTTAAGATTTCGTGTTGATGAGAATATGACTAACTATCTTGAGATTCATGACTGGCTTGTTGGTATTGGTCATCCAAACGATCTAAAACAATATCGTGAT